GTCCAAACGCAGCACTAATGCCGCGGGCTCTACACCGGCACGCAACCATCAGAACCTAATCGAGCCTAAAGGTCAGATCCTGATGTGGGCAAATTACTCAGTGCTTGGAGCCCACCCAAACACCGGTCCATGCAGTGATTACAATTCGAGATTCCGGAAGAAATCGACGACTCCACCAATACCGGAGGCTATCATCCCCACTGGCCCGGGTACCACCGAAGCGGCTCCAAGCATGGCCCGTAGGATTGACGACACACGGTTCCAGAACTCAGAATTCTCAGCCGCAGTGACAGCCACCGGTATCGACTTAGCGATTCGACGGTAGGCTATCAGCGCGGCTTCATCGAGAGCCGGACTCGTGCCCGCATATTGGTAGAAGGCAGACTGGGTGTTCACGCGATACTCACAGCAGTTCCACACCTTCAGGATAGCGGAATTAACCGCGCCTGTAGGCGTGGAAACGCGGATGAGTATAGCGTCCATCCGACCCACACCAAGGACGTCACCAGACAACACTCCAAATTGTCCGATCTGCGCAACTGTCTGATTGGCCATTGGCAATCGGTTCACGCCCTCCACAATGTCAAGGAAGTTGAAGTCTGGCTCAGAACAGGACGACTGCGAGAACACACCGTCGATGAAAGAACGTGCGTAATTCTCGCTGTTCGTACCTGTCACTGAGTCAAGTCCCGATACGCAGTACGCAGACACCGTCGTGACAGGTGTAGTTGCCACGTTATACGCTGACTGCGTCAAGCGAACCGGGAACTTCCAACACGTTATGGACCCAGCAAACTGATTGTAATTGCTGGAAGGGTAGAGTCCGACTGCTAAAGACGCATAGCGAAACGCGTCAACGTTGGTCGAACGGTCGTTCTGGCCAGTTGCGAGGTCACCAAACAGCTGGCCGGCGCCAAAAGCACCGGGGAACTGAGTTGGCGTCCAAACCGTGGCGCTAGTTGGTGCAGCGCCAATGGCCGTTGCGGCAAACCAGTACGCCTGCCCTGGAGTTGGTAAGATCAACAGGTAGGAGTCCTGATTCGCAGCAAAGGATAGGGGCTGTGTGATGACATCCTTGCGCATGAGAGTCTTGCCCTCAAAGGAGTCGGGGATTCCCATCCCGGGATCCAAATTGAAATCAGGTGGTGCGAACGCGCATTTCAGAAACCGCTTGCCCGCGTCGCTTAGGGCGACGGCGCGGACGGCGGTTCGTCTTGCG